TTAACGCCCCGATGAGGGCGGTGCCGGCGGTGATCGCCGTCGTGGTGACGACGGTCTTCCCCCACAGGGTCTGGTTCGCCGGGTCGACGAACGGGCCGCCCGCGAAGTAGTTCCCGGTACCCGTCGCCTTGGAGAGCTGGATCGTCTGCCAGTCCGTCGGGTTGAGGACGATCGCGTCGGGCTCGAGGAACGCCGTCGTGCGGATCTTCGTGATCTGCCGGAGGAGGACGTCCATGTCGTTGTCCGACCCGGTCGAGGGGGCGGTGCCCTTCGCGATCGCGGTGGCGAGACCGGACCGGTTGAGGATGCCCGTCAGGTGCGGGGCCGTACCGGACCCGGACAGGAGCTCCGCCTCCTCCGCGATCTGCACGAAGAGGGAGAGGCGGTTGTCGATGTACGACTGTGCCTGCGCCCAGTCCTCGAGCATCTCGTCGGTGACGGGCAGGAACGTGGCGATCTTCCGGACGGACTCGTCGACGTTCGTGAACGCGAGAGCGGACTCCGGCTTCGTGCCGCCTTCCGCGGTCGCCGCGGCAGCGTTCGTCGCCGTCGTCTCCACGAGGTACCGGATCAGCGGCGTCGTCGTGGTGCCCTGCGCGAAGAGGGACGCGATGGTGAGGGGCTGGAAGCGGATGTCGACGACGCCGGGGAGCACGGACGGGGTCGCGACGTTCGCGGCACCACCGGCAGCCTCGGTGAGGAGCGTCTTGATCTCGATGTCACCGGTCGTCCACGCGCCGCCCTTGAGGCCGCGCTGCATGAGGGACTTGTAGCCGGCGGACTCGACGAACTGCTGCCCGATCGACTTCGCGCCCACCTGACGGGCGGTCGTGTCCGTCGCGGCGTCGCCGACGGGGGCACCGCCGGTGAAGGACTTCCGCTTCTCCTCGACGTACTCGAGGTCCTGGACTTCCTGCTCCCACTTCTTGATGTCGACCTCGATGGCCTCGTACTGCTTACGCATCTCGGAGGCGGTGAGGGTCTCATCGCGGGTGAGGTCGAGGCCCTTCTGCGACAGTTCGCGGACCTTGGCCTTCGCTTCGTTCAGAGTCGGCATGACTCAGTTCCTTTCGGTGAGGAGGGAGAACCGCGCTTCGGCGGCCTTCCGGATGATGTCGATTCGTTCGGCTTCGGCGGCAGCGTCGGCGGCGGCGGCCTTGGCGGCGGTCGCGGTCGTGTCTGCGGTCTCTGCGTCCTCATCGGGGTCCGGGATGCCGAGCGCATCCAGGAGCTCATCCACGGTCGCGTCCGCGGCCTGGATGAGGGCTATCGCCTGCTGCACTTCAGCAGGAAGCGTGGTGGCGTCGACGGCGGCGAACAGGTCGATGGCCTGGTCGATGGCGGCGTCGGTGGCGGAGATGAGCGCGACGGGGTCGGAGGCGTCCTCCGTGTCCGCGTCCTTCCGGATCGTGAGGGACTTCGCGGCGGCGATGTCCTCGTCGGCGCCCGTGTCGCCGCCCTGCGGGTCATCCGCGGACTTGAACGTCGCACCCAACGCGACCGCATGCCGGGCGATCGCATCGAGGTGCTCCTGATCCTTCGCCGAGTTCCGCTTCCCCGTCTTCGATTCGAGGAGACCCTTCGATTCGAGGATGACAGCCTCACGGTTCGACGGGACGGCCACGAAAGCGCCGTTGAGGAGTTCGCGGGTCACGGCGGTGACGCCGTCCTTCTGCGTCTTCTCCGACATGAACGCGACCGACGTCCGGTTGATGTGCCCCTCCTTGACGAGGGTGCGGACCTCCTGCGCCCGCGGCAGCGAGCTATAGGTGCCGGACACGCGGAGCGTCCCGTCCGCCTCGAGCCGCGGACGACCCGACCCGACGGTCGTCGCGACCGACATGCCGTGATCCATGTCGAAAGTGACATGGTCGGGGAGGGGCTGCTTCCACTCGTCGGGCAGGAGCGTGTCCCCGTCGCGGTCCTTCGTCGGCGCGGACAGGACGACCTCGAACGTGCCCGGGAAGGCGTCGTCCGTGTTCGTGATCGTCGCGTCCTTACGGATCACATCCATCTACTGCTCCTGTCCGAAGGAAGTTGTGCAGGCACAGTCGGTGCCGTCGT